AGCCATACTAAAACCTCAGTAAAGCTATATCATTTTAAAGACCTAAGTAAGAAAGCTAAACTAAAAGCCAAAAGGAGTGTATGATGAAGAAGAAGAAATCAAAACCTAAAGGGTACTAAATGTATCCTGTATCCTGTATATTACCTATACAGCTCTAGCCCTTGCCCTGTCTACATTTAAGAGGTATGGGTAGAAAAAGGGGGGCTTAATTACCCCCCTTTCTTATGCTACTTCTTTTTTACTGTATGGGTTGACATCCCACTTTTCGTTATTATAGTTTTGTGTAAAAGCTATTGGTATATGTTTTATTCGTTCTACTGATGGTTCTATCAATACATTACTAATATTAAAACTAGGGTATTTACCTCTCAATAGTGGGTTTAAATAAACTGCTAACTGAATATCATTTCTTGAAATATAATGACCAGACCAGCTTTCAACTAGGTGTTTAACACTTATTTTATTTTGAGTTGTAGTTTTTGTTTGAGCATCAAGCCATTCGTAGGCTATACGAACCCTATCTGCTTTTTGCTTTTTTAAAACAGTAGTTGTTGGTAATGGATAATTAAAATGTGCTTTATGTACTTTATATATTTGTTGATTGCTAATCATTTTATGCTCCTATATCTACAACCTCACAACTATCACCAGAACAAGCTAAAGTTTGTGAACCAACAGTAGTATCTTCTACTTCATACTCAGATAGTTTCTCCCAATCAATATTTTTAGGCATCAACTTATTAAGTTCTTTGTATTCGTCTTGTTCTATCTCCTGATAAGGTGCTTGCTTGTAAGAGTGGTCACTATGTGGAAGGAATGATACACCACTCATCTCATCAAAGTGTTTAAACACCCATGCTCCTACCTCTAGCCATTCATGCTCTCTTACTGTAATAGTAACTGAAGGCTTATGCTCACACCAATGTCTTTGATACATGAGCCATACTTCTAGTTGTTCAATAGCATTTAAGTCATCTCTAGTAACACAACCTTTAGGTGCTTTAGTAGGAAAGCTAAACACAGTAGTAGTGTCAGGCTTCATAACACAAGGTTCTGCTGGTACACCACTATCCACTAAGAATCTTGTGAGGGGGTCTTTGTTGTCACCTCTAACCGTCCGTATATAAAACTGGCTATGTCTAGTATGAATCCCGCTACTAGCATCAACAAGTTGGCTAACAGTACCAGAGGGCTTAACACAAGTAATAGCAGCAGATTGTGGAATCCCCAATCTTTTACTAAACTCTTTATTAGTTTGTATAGAAACATCTCTTAGTTGCTCCAATATTTCTTTAGCATCTTTACCTGTAGATACTAACTTGTTATCCATAATCCCTGTCATACTAACACCAAGCAATCTTTCTTCTTCTGTATTTCGTTGCCATATCTTTCTGAGGTAAGGGAACTTAGTATAGGTAGCTTGTATTGTACCTAATATGGTAGCTAGTCTTGTCTTATTAGTTAAGGTGTCAAGGTCATCATCATTCCTAACTACAACCTCTGTTAAATTGCAAAACTCGTTTGGTCGTAGCACTATCTCGCTGCAAGGATTCGTACCAAACTCATGGTCAACCTCTCGTCTACCATTCTTAGCTGCTTGCTTCTTAGATGCAACCCTAGAAAAGATACCACGCTCACCAGACTTAGACTCTACAAGAGCAGTCCACTCACGCAAGAAGGTTTCCATGTCAGGTTTCTCTGTGTACGATACAGAGTTATTAGACAAAGCTCGTTGTGGATTTAAGACAAACCAATCACCTGACTTAGCATGACGCATACGATCATCAGATAAGTTAGATAAAGAAATCATAGCTGATCTACGAACACCACCTACTACCACTACTTCTCCAATCTTACACATCAAGTCGTGGGATTGTATACTAGATAGCTTTTTACCTTTTGCTGTTACAAATGTTTCACAAGTAAACCTAAACAAATCCTCCAAGGGTTCAGCACCTGATGCCCTACCACCAAATGTTTTTAATTTAGCACCTGCTGGTCGTACCTTGTGCGTATCCCACTTAGGTATCTCACCTGCATACAACAGCGAGATTAGCTGTCTGAGGGCTTTAGCCCACCCTTCCTTACTATCACTAACTACTATAGTAGTATCGCTCTTGTACAGCTCATCAGGGACTTCTGGTAGCTTACTAATGTACTGACGCTCAACAGAGAATCCAACACCAGTGCCACACAATAATATAAACATTGCTTCATCAAAACATTTAGGGTCATCTACTGCTAAGTAGCTACAGTTGTAAGCACAAGTGTTATCTCGTTCCATTGCTTGACCAGCAGTCATCATTGCTCGCATACTAGGCATGACATTGAGGTTATAGATTGCATCTTCTAGTTGCTTGTAAGTATCTTTACTTACCTTATCAGATACAACATTAGTCATGTATCTATCAACTGTTTCTTTCCAAGTCTCCCTTCTGTTTAGTTCTGGTATCCATCTTGCGTATCTTGATAGGGCTATGTACTGTTGGTACTGGTTCATCTTTTACTCCAAATATTTTATCGTAGTTATCGTCAAATCGTTTCTTATCTTTTACTCTTGACCAGCTTCCTTTTGTGGTGGGCATGGCACAGTCCTCGTGTAATCATTCTCAATAATTTTATCTATGTAATGTCTAGCTTTCTTTAAATCTTCTAAGCCATTCTTATCTTTATATCTGGATACATACTTAACTACATTACCTTGAAAGTAATCTAGTTTGTTAGCAGCAATAAAATCCCATACTTGAATAGGTAGTTTTCTATAGTGATCTCCACCCCATTGAAACTTGCTAACACCCTTAACAATCTTATTCATTTTATCCTCCGTATTTATTCTTTAAATAATTAAGTGATACAGGTAATTCATCAAAGCTACCATTCTCTACTTCGTTTAACATCCAGATACCTTTCCAAGAACTGTTACCTTGATTACCTAAGTATCCTTCATCATGCTGTGTGTACATACCAGCAAACAATCCTGTAAGTCTAGCGTTGTCTGCTCGTTTACCATAAGCTATATCCCTATCTTGTACATGACCCATCACACATGACATCATCTTCTTAGTGAGCATAGCCCTAGCACTGGTCACAGGTCTACCCATAATACCAGTAGTAAAGTAGTGGCTGAAAGCTACACCTTCTATTATAACAGGCTGTAAGAAGTCAGCTACTTCCCAATCATCTAGGTTAAGGTCATGGTAGCCTATCGTATCTTCTAGCATAGCATTATCTTCTATGGCTCTTTCAATCCTTTGCTCATGGTTGCCAATAGTAAATACCATTCTAGGCTTCCACTGTTTCTTCTTGTTTACCTTTAGTCTTTCACGCTCTGCTTTGATAGGTTGTAAGAACAAGTCCATAGCCAAGTTACCTGCATCTATGTCCTTCTTGTATCTTCTACCTTCAAAAGATGCCTTGCCTTTATCGTATGAACAGAGGGATTCCATATCCCACCAATCACCTATCATTACAATGACATCAGGTTTCTTAGATGCTATGTACCTACCTGCGTACAGCAAGTGATCTAGTGGTACATCAGGCTTAACCTGTGTATCTGGTACTACGCATATCTTCATAATCAATACTCCTCTTCATCACCATAAATGTCACGCATGGCGTCTTCCCTTGCAATAGCTTGCTCTACTGATAACAAGTCATCATCAAAATCTAGCTCACCCCTTTCATAGTCTTGTTCAGAAACACAACTTAGCATATCTTCTGTAACAAACCCTTTACTTTTAAGACTGTTGATAAGGTCTATTGCTTCGTTTATAGAAAGAACAACACCTTCACCACATGACTTGCACTTTCTAGTGTACTCTTTTACTGTGTACTCAGGCTCATGTACACCACAGAATATACAAAACTTTGTATCAATCATTTTCTTGACTCCCTTAACCAATCTTTAGGTAGTGCTGTACCAAAAGCAAACTTAATACCATGATCGTTACACCAATCAGAATATCTTTTTCTTTTCTTTTTAGTACACCACTGGTCACGCATAAACAACATACGAATGTCAAGGCTTGGATTCTCTTTTACCACTTGAGCCATTTTAGTTCTGTCAACTGAAGTGAATCTACCCTTTGCTTCTACTATAATTGAACCTATTATAAAGTCAGGTGTATATACTTTGTGAACAAACACTACACCAGATGAACAAAACTTACATCTACCTTTCTTACTTAAATAGTAGGGTATCTTTATAGTTTCGTACTCAAACTTAATCCTTCTTGTTTTTAAATCTTTAGCTATGTTAGCTTCATACTTACTTCTGTACTTGTTCATAACTAAAGTCCATTGGCATTTGTTTGTTTGATTGTAGTATCCATAATAGCTGACTGTTTTGTACACATCTGTTACGACCTTCCTCGTAGCCAAACTCTTTTATGTACAAATCAATAATCATATTATCCCAATTTTTTCTTGCGGTAT